TAAGAGCGACAATTTTGAATTGGACAGGATCAGCAATGTCCTCTAATTGATACATCGGAACAAGCACGGCATTGCAATTCGACAGAATCATGTCGAGAGCCATTGCGACGGGCTGATTGTTCCAGTTGAGGCAAACTTTGTTTTGCGCCCACCAACCGTTGAGTTGGAGAACGGGCGGGGATACCGTTTTGTCGTACACAAACGAACTTGCGCCAAGCCAATCTACCCACTCCGTCATTTCCCAAACAGGACCGTTATGTGACGGAATGGGATTGACATAGCCCCAAGCAGCACGAATCAAAGTTGTAACTAAATTTGAAACCGTTCCAAGTCCAGTCCTAGGAGGAACTCGACCGTCCGATGAAAATGATCTTTGGTAATAACCCTCTACATTTGAAGTACCTGTAGATCCATCTTGCGGAAGATCTCTACGAATTGAAGTTGACGCATTTCCAATATTGGACGCGGTTAATTGCGCAGGATTTACTTGGTAAATTTGATTGCCAACTTGCACTCCTTGGAACCTCCTGCGATTGTCTTCTCCCGTAATTAGGAAAAGTGCGGGCGGCTCACCGTTGTCAGGAATGCTATTGCGAGTAAACAACGGTCGAGGCGGAAGAAGATACACCTCAATGGAATTGACATACGAATCAAACGCACGACCGTCACGCCATTGAAACCACCATCTTTGCGGCGAATTGGAACCAGCATCGACTTGCGGATAGAGCGCAATTAGAGTCGTCCCATCCACTAAGAATTTGACAGTTCCTACTCGCGAAAAACCCGTTGGCAGATAGATGTCAAACAGATCCTTGATGGTGTAATCGAGTACCGCAGCAAACTCAATGATCTCGGGCGTAGGCAAAACGACTGGATACTTCACCGCCTCTGGATTGAGTCGATCCTTTGTGAGCCATGCTTCCACGGTTTGAGAGAAACTCATGTTGTGAAGAAATCCTGTGGTGGGACCGCATACTGAATTGCAGGGACGGTCGGTGTAGGAGGATCAGTAGGTTCAGGTACGGCTTCCCCAAGAACACTTAGCGCGGGTGCTTGCGATGCATCGGTGGCTGACTTTGTCAAAGGGGGAAGGAAAACACCGAACGGTGCTCGCCATGCTCTGATCTTAGAATCTTGAGTGATAAAACCGTTGCCCGATGGATTTGGTTCTTCCTCAGTACCTTCGTCGTACAACCCGTAAACTCGCTCGTAGACCGCAGTACACACTCGATTCCCTTGAGCATCAAACTGTCCGTAATTGCAATTCCAGTCTTCAGAAATCAGGAATGCTTGAGGAGCAAGAGGACGCATGATGCGTGATGGAGCATTGTTTGCTCTCACAATCTCAGTTCGTTCCTTGATAGTGACGAACGGCTTTCCAACCTGAATCAAAACATCGGGCTTGTTCACATACATCGTTGGCAGACGAACCATCCCTGTGTCGTAATGGATATGCGTGATCACGGTTGACTTGGCAAGGATGCCAACAAATCCGCTATCTGCGCCATACTGAGTTTGCTCCGTTTTGAATTTCCCATCAAATGCGGAATTCATTGCGACTGTTGATGCGGCCCCCTGATCGGCGATGTACACCGTAGTAGTGCTGCAATCTGCGTCTCCCTCCGCATACGAAAACACCGACGCTGTAGGCATCGGGTCAGAATTGCCACCGCAATTCATCCCATTGATGCCGTTACCTGAGTAGTGCGGAACCATTGACCAACGCTGAACTGATCGATTTGCGGTAGGAAGACCTTGCTCAACAGCGGGTCCGTACGGATTTGGCTGACGAAGAAGAGCCTTGCATTGATCCGATCCATTGCGAATCTCAAAAAACCTTCCGACCATCGTTGCGAGCGGATAAAGAATGTTTCCTTCCGTGGCTGTCGGAAACACCATCGCATCGAGTTCAAACCTAATTGAGAACCCTGACAGCAATTTGTTTTCGGTGACCTTCATGCGCGTGATGAGCGTTCCGCTGAAATTAGCATCAATGCGAGCCTTTGACAGCGTGATTGCCTGAGACACAAGATATCTGTTGCCGCCCGAAAGACCACCTACAGATGATTGCATCAGATTTTTGAGAGCAAGAGATCCTTCTAGTTCAACCGTCACCGACACATGACCGATGCCAGCGTCTGTTGCGGAACGCTCATAAGAAAAATCCATCTCGCCGACCCTGACCTCGGGAGGAAGGTCGTGAAGATGCTGTTCGTCTTGCACCGTGTACAGGAGGATTGTCGAAGTGGCATCTAAAGCGAATTCCTGCGACTTGCGCCGCCATCCATAACCTAGAGAAACAGGGATAATCGCCAATCGGTAAAGGTCTGCGGATGGACCAACCGATGCCCATGCGTTACCCGACGCAACTGGGTATGTCTGATTGGTTGACGATGAAGAACGCCTAATCTTTAGCGCACCACTCACGCTCCGCGAGAGCATCTGCGCTTCGTTCAGCGTGAACTTTTGCGTCCATGTGTGCGATAGAACTGCCGTTGTGCCGCACCAACTTACCTCGTCGTTCATCTCAAAACGAGCCAATACAACGCCGCCGCCGCCCATGACCTGCGTTCCCGTCAATTTAAGGTACGGACCACCAATGTTGCTCGTACCTGCGGTGAAATCAATGAGCGGTTGAACGCCGTTGGTCAGCAGGATGCTGTAGCACCTCGTCGCATTTACCCCAAGCGAGTATTGAACTTGCGTCCAGTCCTCTTCAACCATCAGGATAGTTCCGCTGATGTTGTATCTACTGCTGATCGGCGTGATGCCGTCGTCTGCGAATACAGCCTCTGAGGAATACGACTCGATGTTTGTCCTAGGAAACGAATGGAGGATTCCACCCGCTCCTCCCGCTGCTGTTCCAAACGGTCTGACGAGAAGTTCGGTTGACATCAATAAGCCCTCGTGCGAGCGGGATTGAATTTCATTCCGCGCATCGCGTACACATCCGCAAGGAACCAATCGTTCACATCGCTGCCGATTGCGGGCGCGGTGTTCTTGGAAATCAGACCAAGGTAAATCAAAGCCCTTTCGATCAGATCCCCAATCTTGTAGATGATGACTGCCCAGTTGAGAATCCCTGCAAACGGAAGCAACGCCACAGACACAATCGACTTCAGCCATATCGGAGCGGAGGGATTTGCGAAGCCATTGAAAATGGAATCTGCGAATCGCCCAATCAGTCGAGCAAAAGGCGCAATCGATTTCAGGAGAATCAACATCAGCCGATTGAAGATGGTCGCGCCGACAGACATCACCTTGTTGTACGCGATGGAGATTTCCAACGACGCATTCGCGACACGGGTCATCTCTCGTTGAACCTGCGCGTAGTTTTTCCCGTTCGCGCTTGCCTCTCTCAGCGTTCTCCCAATCGCTGCCCATTGCTCCAACGCCACCGCCTTCAGCAATGTTCCAGAGTATTTGTTGACCTCTTGGATGCGCTTGGCAACCGCCTCGGATGCGGCTTGAAGCAGTTTGAAATACTTGTACAGAGCCGCAGCGGCAAGAGCGACAGCGGCAAGCGCAATCGTTGCGGGTAGTGCAATAGCACCGAGTCCCGCGAGAGCCTCTCCCGCCGTACTAGTTCCCGTGAGAAGTTCGCCAAACCCTGCGATGCTTGGGTTGGTTACGAGATCCTTCATCTCCGCAGAGATGAGTTGCCCGATCTTCAGTTTCCCGAAGATGGACGACATCAAACTTTCCTTTTTTGCCTCATCGGGAATGAGCGGCGGAGGCTTCGGTACGACGATCCTTGGACCGCCACCGCTAGAACCACCACCGCCCGCTCCGCCGCCGCTAGAGCCGCCTCCTGCGCCCCCACCGCCCGATCCTGATGCGTCACGGATGTTGATATTGATATTGCCGAGGTCTTCAGCCATTTGTAACGCTCCATGTCATCTCGTAAGCGAAATCGTAGGAGTCGCGTAGCGTCAGCCATCCGTCCAATCCATCGACGGCTTGCAGCGTCCCGCCGTTGCGGAACAGCAACGCGATTGCCATGCCGTCGTATTTCCGTTGCGTCAGGTGTTCGCGCAGGATATCGACAAATTGCTGAATGCCGTCGTCGCCCGCGATGCGCTCCGTTCCGCGTCCCATAGGGTCGAGGAATCCACGCCACCAAACGATGATGTCCACCTGCGTTCGAATCAGGCCTACGCCGCTGTTCGGATGCACGGCGGTGTCTGGTCCTGCGACGATCTGAATTGCGAACTGCCCGACAAGTTCGTCTATGGGAGCCTCGACGAGGTACACGGTACGCCCGTATCCGCGAGCGTTCATCCAGTTGGCTAGGTCGTCGCGGATCGAGTACAGGATTTCGTAGACGCTACCCATTTTTGCCTCGGTTCATTTGCGCTTGAATTGAGATGTTCCGCGCCAGTTTTTCGTCGCCAGTTGACTCGTACACGGTCTTTGCGAGCGTCTCGGAGTCACCCATCGCAATCGCAATTGACTTTGCCATTGCGAGAACTCTGTCTGCCTCGACCGTCTGGAGATGCAAGGACAGCCCTAGAGCAATTGCGGGAGGGAATTCGCTAGGAAGTCTCCCATACACCGCGAGAAAACGAGCGGCTGTCCTCAGATTTTTCCCGAGGCTTGTATTGCTCCCGTCATGCGATGCCATGCCGCAATCAGCATTGCGTCGGTGGTCGCGACGGCGACCTCGACCGTCCTTGCGGTTGCGCGAATCGCTTGCACAAGTTGCGCTTGAGTTGGCTCCCCGCCATCAGCCAGTACGGACTGGAGCGAGGCAAGAACCTCCATGTACTGCACGATCAACTTTCCGTGCGGGAGCGTGATGGAGAACAGCATTGGGTCGTTGTCGTCGTTGAGGTCGTTCATTTTTGTTTACGATGTATAGGTGTAGAGGACATTCGACGCATTTGGGATGGCGTTGAAAGTGAGGGTAAGGACGCGCTCGCGGTTGCCCCATTGAGAATCGGTGATCGCATCGCCCGTTAGGAAGCAAAATGGGAACGAATATTGCGATGTTGGCGCACCTCCTACAGACCTCAACACGACCGTCTGCATATGCGCTCCGCCAACTTGCAACTGACCGACAATCGAAGTTCCTTGAGTCGCGCCGCGAGCCGCGAGGAGCAGCGTATTGAGAACGGCTTGGTCCCACTTCACGAGCGCGAGGCTGATTCGTGCGGATGTTCCGTGCGTCACGATCTCTTCGGGGTTCGCGCCCGAGAGAACGGTTTTGACTTCATGAATGTGATCGGTGAAAGACACGCTTGGGAGATTGTCGTTGTCGGAATATCCGAGTTGGACACCGCCGACGAGAATCTCGCACGGACCTGCAATTTGAAGTGTCGAAGCCATGTCATTTGCCTTTGAGTAGTATTTTTAGACCGAGGTAGATCGAAACGCCGAGCGTTCGCAGATCATCGCGAGTCGGGAGAATGAACGGACGAGCGGGGACGGTTACACCTTTCCACGCCATCATAAAATCCTTGCCTCGCGACAGGTTTTCTTTGTTCGGATTGTTGCCCGTGCCGTGTCCGCGCTTGCCCTTCATCGTCAGCGGAATGTAGTTTGGACCCTTGGTTTTGAAGCCGCGATCCTGATACAGCCCGTATTTGTTTCCGCCCATCTTGATGCGGATCGTTTCGCCGACCATGATGCCGTCAGCGTGCAGGGAGCGGAATAGATCTCCCGTGTCGCGGAGAGGGTGGCCGCCGTTGCGGTATCCCGACTGCTGCACGAGGTAGAGTTTTCGCACCTTCGTCTTTCCGTCAACCGTCACCGTTTGGTATCGCGTAGAGAAAACACCCTTGCGTGGTTTCGTCGTCGTCTTGAAGACCGAGGTGACATTCTTCAGCGGCAGATGCGCAACGGTTTTCCCACCCGCGCCGCGCCCTTGGCTGTTCTGGATGTGTTCCGACATCCACTCGACAGCAACCTGCGCAATGCCATTCGTGATGGGTGGCATCTTCAGCGTCTTGCGAACTGTTTGCGCCCATGTCAATGTGCGGTTCCACTCCGACGATTCGGGAAGAATTGCGAGTTGCTTGCCTGAGCGTACCACGCACGGTTGCTACTGCTCACGGCGACGACGAGCGGCGTTCCTGCTTCGGCATTACCTGCGACATCGCCGAACAGCATCTTGCCGTCGCGCAAGCCTTCGCAGAATGCATAACTTTGCTTGACACGCTGTTCGATGGCGGCGGAAATCTTGCTGCCTCGACGCTGAAACAGATACTCGGTCGCGAGGTCAACGACTAGATGGATCAGCAACGGATCAGAAGCCGCGTTGAGCGCGGTGATCTCTGCCTCCGAGTAGATACCCCCCACGCGGATGTACGAGCGTACAACGCCTGTAGCGCGCTCTAGAGCAGCGTCGGTAATTGGATTCGGTCCCACCATCGGCGACCCCGCGTCTCCGCAGAGTTGCGCGATGATGTTTCCGTCGAGTGCGGATTCGAGATCGGAGTATGTGGCGTAAGCAACCATGCGACCTCCTAAAGAAATAGGGCGAGGCGAGTGCGCCCCGCCCTATCAATCAACTGGATTCGGGATCAGAGGACAGAGGTGATCGAGTAGCCCGAAACAGGAGCAACGATTGCTGCAACGCTGTTGTCGATCACGCGACCTTCGACGCGACGATTGAGCGGATCGTTGAACTGCTCAACGGTCATGTCCTCGTAAGCAAAAATCTGAACGGTAGCGAACGAGTTTGCGCCCTCAACACCGACAAGGCCATTAGGACGCGAAACGAAGTACGCGCCGTCGCCGAGGATATACGAGGTGGCATCGGTCGCGCCCTTGCGGCTTGTGCGAATGACGGTGTCATCGACAACGACCTCGCCAAGTCCGAACAGGGTAGACGGAATTCCCCAACGGGAATAGATGTCGTTGCCCATCAAGAAGTTTGGCGATTGCGGGTTTGCCTTGACATAATCCTTGACCTCAGCAGACTGCGCGATGGCTACAGCGACCTTCGGCGAAATCACCATAATCAACTGCGATGGGTTGACCGCGCCGCCGCTTGAGAAGCCGACGAGTTGCATGACCTGCTGAATCGACTTCTGAATGAATGCACCCGCTACGGTGCTGGCAGTCCAGACTCCGCCTACCGCGTTAAAACCTTGCGCAGTTGTATTCGGAGAAGCAACGAAATTCTGCCCCCAATTCGCGGTCGTAGCCAAAGCGGTCGCTGCGCCCATCGTGCGACGAGTCATCGCAAGTTGCGCCTTGCTGCGAGCGTGCTGTGCGACGGTGTCCCACGCAGCCTGAGCAGCCGTTTCCTGCGGGATGTAGAACGGAAATGCGTATCGCTGCGTGTTGTACGCAACGAAATCAAATGCGTTCTGCTTGCCCGTAGGGCGATCAGTACCAAGATTCCAGAGAAATTCCTTGTCGTTGACAATACGCATATTGTCGGCGACATCGTGTCGAAGGTAATAACCAGACATCTTAGAGGTTGGGACGAGTTGCGCGTAACGAGTGAGCGCGAACTGATTGACGCTGCGAGTGAACTCCACTTGCAGCGCGCCAGTCGCGAGATCGTTCGTACTTGGGATGTAAGCGGATTGACCGCCACCGACAACAGAGAAGGCCATAATGAATACTCCTGCGCGTGAGCGCGGTCAATTTTTAAGCGGTGATGATCGTGCGTGTTCCATACTTGTAGGCTCGGATGATGTCGCCCGCAGCGGCCGCAGTTTCCAACGCGAGGTAGCACGAAACAGCAGTAGATGATGTGACAGCGGCGTGAGTAATGGCGCGACCCGAAGTATCGGACATCACGAATGCACCTGCGGTGATTGCTGCGCCCGCTTCAATCTGCACGGTGTTGCTTGGCTGAAGGTTGATTGGACCAGTAGGAACAGCGTGAGCGGTCTGACCGAAACCATAAACGCTCCCGTCCGCAACTCCCACGGGAGTCTGGGCGCAAGCGGCAGCGGCGGTGGCAGCACCCGACAGACCCGACCAAGAGACGGCATCCATACTCACGAATCGGAATGGCGCAATGGTTCCGTAGGTTCCTGCACCTGCGACGAGATTTGGGGTGAATCCCATGTCTGACATTTTGTTTCTCCTAAGTTTGGTTAACGCTTGTTGCGGCTGTTAACCGCCTTGGCGAATGCTGTTGGGTTTCCCGCGTGTTCGCGGACGAGTTCTGCAATCTGCTTCGAGTCGATGTCGCCCTGTGGGAGCGACGAACGGCTCATGTCGATGCGAGTGTTCATTGGGTCGCGAGCGAAAAGATCGCGCCAAGTGTCGATGAGATCGGATGGGTCACGCGATGCGGAGAGTTCCGCGATGAGGCGACCACGACGAGCCGCAGGGATGCGGTAGCCGTCCTGTTCCATCGCGTCAATCTCGCGAGCGAACTTCGCCTTGGCGAGGTCGCTGCGAATCTGCGAGAGTTCACGCTGCATACGCGAGTTCTCGCGGCGCATTGCAAACACATCAACAGAGCCTTGGCGCGAAGCGGGAAAGAGGTCTTCGTCTTCCTCATCATCGTCGCCGTGTGAGTCGATGTCGATGTGAACGCCATCGCCATCGCCTTCCTCTTCCGCGAACTGATCAGCGATCATGTCGTCGGCGGACATTTCGTCCTTCTCGCCTTCGCGAACTTCCTCGTCCTCGTCGGACTCAGGTTCAGCGAAACGCTTCTTGAATTGACCGTTGAGTTCGTCGAGCGATGCGCGGAGTATATCTACCTGCGACCGCAGATCTGTTTCGTTGTCGTTTGCCATTTTCTTTGTGCCTTTCGTGTCGGGAATGAATGTTGAAAGACCGCCGCCGACCGTCCCCATGTCGAATCGGAGAGGTCGTGCGAATGTAACCAACTCTCCCGAGCGATTGAAATTCGTATCGGGCAATGGTCGTCGCGGAGTCTCGCGACCAAGCAGCGCGACTTCCGACAGATGATTCTGATCCTGCCAGATCTCTGCGCTGCGGCGAGGGAACGCATTCGTTGCAAGCAACTTGTCGAACACGGTGCGCTCAACCTCGCAATCGCCGACGATGAAGCCTACGCCGTTGCGCTCTTGATAGGAAATCTTCGTGAAGCGGCCGACGCTCGACTTAGGTTCGTCGCCGTCCTTCTCATGCATGACCACGAGGCGCGTTGCGCTGCCCATGCTCATGTGCCTGTTTGTGTTTTCGACAATTGTCCGCACGCGGTTGTTGTCGAACTTCTTCAGATCGTCATCCGTGTCACCGTCGATCTTCTTGCTGTACGCGCAGAAAACCTCAAGGTCGTGGATCACAACCTTGTTGCCGTCATTCGAGATTCGGTGGGAGGGAGTCATAACGCGGGGATGCTATCAGCCTGAAATAAATCCCGCATCGGGAACTAGACGCTTGTCGATCAATTCCTGCCGTCTGCCGTTATGTTTGGAAATTGCGTCAAGGTCGAGATTTCCGTCTTCGTCGCAGAATCCTCGGCTGACTGCCTTGGCAATGGACATCGGAACCCAAGCGCAGCGGCAGTTGAAACCAAGCGGGGCAGGGATTCCCATCCTGTCGATCTGCTCAACGGTGGCGACATACCCGTCCATCGCCTTATGCGTTTCGCGGGTTCTCTTGTCCTTGGTCGCGCTGAACGACATCAGCGGGACGAACGCTTGCACGGTTTTGTCGCGGCAGATGTCAAGACGACCCTGAGTCTGAGCGCGGTTGAGGTTGGTTCGGTAGATCGTTTCGAGCCGAGCGGCGGTCAGATCCGTCCCAGTCTCTAGAATCGCCTGCTCGACGAAGTCGCCGACCCCTAGGCGTTCGAGCCGTTTCCCTGCGACGGACATCGTGATATCGCCACGGATGGTCTTGGCAAGCAGATCCTTGGTCTGTTCAACCTGCGTCTGGCTCATGGAGGTGACAAAAAATGTCCCCTGAACAACCCCTTGAACCGCAGGGTCACGGTTCAAATCGCCCTCCGTGATAGGCGCGGTAGGATCGCGCTGGAGACTGCCCCGAATAAGAGCGGCGACCATAGGGCTGCGATCCATGATCGCCTGTAGAGCGTTTCCTGATTCGTCTTCGCGCATCTCATGCGCTGCCGTGAGGGCGTAGGCAATCAACTCCTCCCACTTCTGACGGGTGATCGGTAGTAACTGCGTGTACCTCTCCACGGCTCGGCGGGATGGGCCGACGCGGAATCTGAGGGATACGGGTTGTTCAATCGCCGCAAACCGCGCAACGGGAATATCCGCAACCTCGGCGGAATCTATTCCCGCCGCCGCAACGCTTGTCTCCGCGCCGTCCGCCCATGAGATCAGTAGCAGCGCGGCGGTCGCGTCCTCCCACTCGTCCCACGCGCTCTCCGCACTCCTGCCCTCGACCTGCGCGGCGATGGCGCGGCGGTACGCGGCTTCCGCCGCAGCCTTCAGCGGCTTGAAGACCGCCACCTCTCCGAGCGGAATCGTGTCGTCTACCACCATGAGCGTCGGCTGAATTCCTTGGGCGCGCCCTCTCGGGGCTGCTCAC